AGCGCCCGGACCTCCGCCCGCACGGTGACAACGTCGCTCCACGTCTGCACGATGCCGCCCATGGCGTCGGCGGTCTCGGTCTTTTGCTGGATGGTGATCGTGTGACGCAGATCCCCGGCTCTCATTTGTGTCGCTCCTCACACCGAGCCTCAATTTTAGAAATCCAAGTCATCAACCGGCTTTCGGTCGTGCGGCTTTCCTTGATCTCTTTCCATATCAGCCCGAGCGTGTTTTCGATCCTGCGGAACCAGTGGGAAAGCAGAAACGATATCACCGCAAAGCCAACGGCAAAGACCGCCGTGAGCAACCATTCGGAAGACGCTGTCATTTAAAACCTCAAGTCGCGATACGGCCACAGCAGCCGCTCGGCGGTCAATGGAAGTTGGGCAATATTCGACGGCCCTGATTCCTCACGGTTTTTGTACATTTCGCCCACCAACAGCAAAATTGCGGCCTTGATTGATTGCGGGACATCACCCGCGCCGCCGTACCCGGTGACATAGGTGATTGTGACGGCGTTTTCAATGTCCCGCGTGGTCGGCCAGACCTGATCGTATTTCAGACACACCCGTTTTCCCACGGTATCGACGGAATAAACATCCGTTGAAAGCGTCTGTGAATCGCCGTTATCATCGAGATAGGCAATCGAAGCCACCGAAGCCAGCGGGCCATATGGCAGCCCGATATCTCCGACCGGGAAACCATCAAGCAGCGCCTGCCAGGTTTGCGTCACGAACGACCGCCGTGTGAAAAGCTCGGCCTGCGCGCCGTTATCAGCGTGTCGTCAGCCGTGCCATCGACGTAAAGATGCGCCTTGGCTTCGGTAAGAGTGACCGGCTCGGTCGCCGGGGCGACGGTGCGAACGGTGAGCATCAGTAAAGCCCGATCAGATCGGTCGCTGTGGTGCCGGTGGAAAAAACCAGCTTCGCCCGTATGGGGACAATTTCACCGGAAGCGACCCCGGCAAGGGTGATGGTATCCCCCCCGGAGGTGGTTAGTTTTATGTCACCGCCGCCGCCGACATAGAAAGCCCGAGTGACATAGTCAAGTTCGTTGCTGTCGTGCGGGGTAATCGCAAAACCATTGGTTGCCGGTTGGTCGATGCTGGTGTTGCGTCCGGCAAATTCATCAACTGCGGGCATGAGTTATCTCCTTTTGCGTCCGCGCACGGCGGGAGTTTTTACAACCGCCTTTTCCGGGGCAGGTTCCTTTTGGTCCGCTTTTTTCGCCCACTTTTCAGCGACCGCTACCTCGGCTGCATCATTGGGGAGGGGCCGCAGCCCCTCCCCGTAATGCGTCGGTGTCACCCCATCATGGTAGTAATCAAAGGCGCTGATTACCTCGTACATCATGCGACCGGGGCGACGTTGGGACTGCCGAGCACGGCCAGGGCCGCGATGGGGGCATTGCCGGTGTTGTTGGCCGGGGTGATGGTCAGCCGCGCATAGCGTTTGTTCCCCCGGTATCCAATTTTGAAAACGCCGTCATCGTCGTCGTACTGAAACGACGCACCGGCCTCGGTTCCCAGTAAACCGGAATCAGCGACGGCCGCGTTATCGGTCAGGCTGGAGTTGTCGCCGTCCTCAACCAGAACAGTAAAGGTTGCATCCGTGTCGGCCAGGGTCCCGGCGGCGATGAGGAATTCAAGCGAGCCGTAGCCCACGGTGTCGATGATCTCGGAAACCAGGGCGGTGTCGTCGGTGGCGACAACGGGTGAAATGGCCCGGCGCACGTCGATGTTGTTGTGCATATCACGCATTGTTTTTTCTCCTTAAAAATAAGGGCCGGTTTTACCCGGCCCTGTTAATTATGCGCTGATCTTAATCACCTTGACGGCGTTGGAATCCGACAGGAAACCGCCGACCCGCTTGCGGGTGTAAAAGTGAACGAAGGGTTTGTTGGTGAACGGATCGCGGAGAACGGTAGTTCCGATCCGGTCAACGATGGTGTAGGACCGTTTGAAATTCCCGAACGAAACCGCCAGGGCACCGGCCCCGACGTCGGGCATGTCCTCGTTTTCCTCCAGGTTGTACCCCATGAGGGTAGAGGGTTGCCCCGCCTGCGAAGACGGCTGCCACAGGTAGTTGCCCTGGCCATCCTTGAACTTGCGGACCTTACCCACGGTCAGGCTGTTCATCATCCATACGGCCCCGTTGCGGTAGCCCTTCTTCATGGCCTGAACCACGTCGATAAACTTGTCGGAGGGGTTGGAAGATGCGAAGTCGGCGGCGGCACCGGAAACCACATGCTGAATCGTTCCGAAGGTGCGGGAAGCATCGGCGGTGGCAGCGGTGTCGTAGGCCAGAAAGCCCTTGGGTTTCTTGACGCCGTTGCCGAGCGTGAAGGCGGTGTTTTCCTGTTCGGCAAACTCAAGCTGAACCTCGGCGGCTAACCACGCTTCAACGTTGAAAAACGAATCTTCGAGCATCTGCTGAGTCGCGGCCGGGTTGGCGTAAATCTCGCCCCAGAAGGGAGCCAATTGCTTGAGCGCCGGGGTGTTGGTCTCGGAGCGGGCTTCTTCTTCGCCCACCCAGCCGGACCCGGCACCGTGGACATTGACCAATTTCTTGTAGTCGGGGGTGCCGAGCGTCATAACCATGGAAAGTCGGCGCATGGGGTTTTCGTCCCGCAGCAGATCCAGGATACTGCGGTCCAGTTCCTCGGGCACGGCATATCCACCGTCAGGATCGCTGCCGGTGGTCAAGGCATCCTGAATGATGCCCTTGCGAGCGAAGGCGTTGAAGGCTTTTCCGTACTCGGCCTTGGCCTTGTCCTCGGGGTTGTCTCCGCCGCCGAACCCTTGGCGGTTGATCTTGGATTGCAGGTCGTCCATCTGCTGGCCGATGGCGGTGATGTCCTCATTCGCCTTTTCGACCTTGGCGTCGATGAGGGGGTCCGTCTTGCCTTTTTCAAGGGCTTTCAGCCGCTCGTCGTTGGCCTCCTTGAAAGAGGCAAAGGCGTTGTTCTGATCTTCCAGAAGGTTTTTCAGTGCTGCGAAGTCGCTCATGTCAATTTCCTCTCAGAATGGCGTTGTTTTTCTGCGAAAGTGCGATCAATTCAGAAAAATCAGAATCGCTCTGATCCTCCTTAAATATTGCGGCCAGGGTTGTGGCCTGCGAACGGCTGAATCCTGAATCTCTCAGGAAAGCCTCGTATTCCCGTTTGTTGGTGGGTATGGATGGATTTCCGCCCTCGTTTTTCAGGTTTTCGGGGGTTTTAGCAAAGACGGACAAGTCAAAAGCGGCCTTAGCCCCGGTGTCCCCGGTGATCTCGTCAACAAACCCGGCGTCAAGGGCTTCCTGCGCGGTGAACCATGTCTCCTCGTCCATCCACTGCTTGACCTGCTCGGCGCTCTCGCCGGTCCGGTCCGTGTAGGTTTCGGAAAGTGTCCCGGTGATTTTGTCGAGGAGGTCGGCGTACTTCCTCATCTCGGCGGAATCCCCGATAGCCAGCCCCCAAGGGTTGTGAATCATGAAGTAGGCGTTCTTCGCCATTTTCACGGAGTCCCCGGCGAGGGCGATAATCGAACCGATGGAAGCGGCCAGCGCGTCAACGTGCATATCCACCTCTGCGGGGTGGTCCTTGAAAGCGTTGGCGATGGCGATGCCGTCAAAGACCGATCCGCCTGGGGTGTTAAGCCTTGCGGTGATCTTTTTGGCGGTAATGGCCTTGATTTCCTTGACCATTTGGGCCGCTTCGATACCCCATATGCCAATCTCGTCGTAAATCATGACCTCGGCATGGTCCGTTTTGTTCTCGATGGAGTACCAAGACCGCCCCTTGACGCGGTTGAAGATGCTGATTTTTGCTCTATTCATCGATTGGCTCCTTGTCCGTTGGCGTGTAATTCACCGGGACATAGCGCGCGTCGCCGCCTTCGTAGGGGTTTTCATCTTCCCATTCCAAAATCATATTCGGGGAGAATGCCCCCAACTGCCACATTTTGGAATAGAATTCCGCCCGGTCCTTCGCCGCCCCGCGCATAAGGCCGTTCGGCAGAAATTTAGCGTAAATTCCTTGTCTGCGGTCTGCTGCGGTCAGTAGGTTGACATCTATCGATTGTTCAATCCGCTCGTACCATGGACACAGGGTATGTATAACGTGTGCCAGAAACATCTGCTCGGCGCTGGCGTAGGTCGCGGCTTTATCCGCCTGGCCTACCATAATCGGCATTACCCGGAAGGCCCTGCAAACCTCCTCGACCTGATGCTTTCTCGTTTCGAGATGCTGGGAGTCAACCCCGTTCATCGATATCTGAGTCCACTTCGCGGCCCGGTCCAAAACCATAGGTCGAAAGCGATTTTCTCCTGAGAGGTTTTCTTCTATCCATGCCCTAAGTGCTTTGTATTGATCGGGGTTGAGCGTTCCGTCGACGGAATAGACACCACTGGCCTGTGCTCCGTGCGCATGAAGTTTGGCGTGTGCCTCTTCAGTCGCGATGGAAAGTCCAATAGCCTCCCGCGCAAACTCAACGGCGGGCATCCCCTTCCAGGTGTTCCAACTCGGCCCCTTGACGTGCCAGATGGACTCGGCAGGGAAGCGCATGGTTTCGCCGTTGGCCCGTACGTCATAAGTCAGGGTTGTGTCGGATGCGCGGTTGATGGTCACGGTCCCCGGCTCGAAAGGGATAAGCTCAATGACCCGTCCGCGCGAAACAGTTTTAAACGCCACGAAGTCACCGGCAAGAGCGGTGTGATAAATCAAAGATTCCCGGAACTCGAAACTGGTTTGCCAAGGATTCGGCCTGCGATGTAACACATCATAAAGGGGGTGATCCTTGGCCGCGTCCTTACCGCCCCCCGTCCTTTCGCGAAAAACTTTGATAGGGACTTGAGCCACA